GAACTCTTAACCTCATAGCAAGTAGTATCGTTATAGACATCTAGGTGTTGGTATCTTTTATCTAGGTTTCTAACACCATTTACTGCTTTGGCTATTCTACGTTCGTAGTGCTTGCCACGTTCTCTGTTGTTCCTGTTCTGTTTGTGTATTGCTGTTTCCTTCATGTCAATCTCCTATTAATTTAAAATACAAACATACCTTGCTTTTCTTCTAAAAGGCTTGATAGTGGGTTTAGCTGATAATAATATATATTATACATAGGTCTTTTTGATTTTTTCCCTTTTCCTATTGGAGTTCCTATAGGTAGGTATTTAGCTTTTTTAAAATAATCTTCTCGGCTTATCTGACCAATAACCCAAACATTTGTAAGGTTTTCTAAAGTTTCTAATGCTTCAGATGAATAAGTTAAACTCACAAATATATATATGTCTGGTTTTTGGTGCAAACTGCTTTCAGCTATAGAAGCCTCCCAATCCATTAAAGGATTAAATGTTCTTCTTTTGGTTTTAACTTCTACTGTTATATTGTTGTCTAAAATTAAATCATTATTAAATGTATCGTTTGTTTTAAACCTATCATTGTAATTAAGAACTGCAATCTCTCCCATTTTCCCAGCAGAATGACCCTCCCCTTTGGTAATAGAATTTAGATTAGCTCGGGCAAGATGCTTGGCTAAATTATTGGCTTCGGCCACATCTTCTTGAGTAAATTTATATTCCCACATTTTATTTCCTTTCTAATTTTTTCATTGCCAAAGATACTCTTCTGTGGGTTTCTTGTCTTGTTACACCATCTTCATCAGCTATAGTTTGGTAAGTTTGTGGTGTTGGGTCTTTAGGATCGAGGCCAAATCTTTTAATAACTGCAGTTTTTCTGTTAGGTGTAAGAAGTTTAAGCAACCGGTCAACTTCCTCTTCTAATACTGAGGGTTCGTTGTTGGTAACAGCGTTTAAACACTCTAAGAACCTACGTCTTTGTTGGTCTATAAGTGCTTCTTCTCTTTCTATATACCTTTCTCTAACTAATACTAAGTCTGATGGCTTGGGATGGAGCACAGCTCCGCACTCACACTCGAGTTCATAGCTCGTATACTTATCTTGGGTATGAATAATAGTTCCTACGATGATACCTTGATGATCTAGGTGTATTTCATATCGATGGTCAACTATTGCTACCCTATCTCCGTAATAAAACTTACGTGGTTTTTTCATTTATCACCTCGTTTAAACACGCTTTGCAATTAACTAGCACTTCTTCATCACATCCTGAACCATTGATACATTCGGTATCTTCTGGTGCAATCAGGCGATAGATTTTTTCTAACCTATCCCATAAATCCATGTTAGACAGGACATACCTGTTTCCATGCACAGTTCTTTTCTGAACTGTTATTAAATTTTCCTTTACTGATGCCGGATCGGCAATCAAGTTCATAAAATTAGACTTGTTGTTCTTAACTATGGTCACAATTTCTTGTGCAACTTTGTCATCAATAGTTTTAGGTGGGTCAAGGGACAACTTGTCGCCATTAACTGTCATGCCGAACCCATTATCTTGTATGTATTCATACAATTTTATAATTGTTTCTACTTTTCTAAGGTCTTCTAAATGTTCCATTTCCCATCACTCGTTTTCTCTGGTTCATCTTCTTTTACAGGTAAAGCAAACTTGTCTCCCACGCTTACCACATAGCCCTTGCCTTTCCATTCAGACATTCTTGTTGCCATGTTCTTACCATCCATGTATGAATTAATTTCAGGTAGCGTTTTAGCACCTGTAGCTAAGAAATTCATTACCTGATCGTACTGAGTTTGCCCATCTTTCATGGCTGTTTTAGATATTTCTTTAGAATCAATCCGTTCTATTTCACTAAGTCGATTATTTTCAAAGGTAAACTGCCAACCCATCTCTTTAAATAGACCTGTGTTGTTAGCTTTCCTATGAAACAGTGCAAACTTGGTCAAGTTTTCCCCAACCTGTTGGTCTTTTAATACTTCCCATACATGGCGAGATAGCAATGACTTGTATGTAGAACCAAACAATGCCTTCAGTCCAGTTTCTCCCTTGTTAGGGTGGTCTATGACTAGTGCTGTCACATTAAGCGACCTGATGGCTGAAAATGCACCGGTTACAACCTTCTGCTCACTGGCATCATTGCCTAGTGCCGCACCCATCGAGTCAATGACAATAAAATCTATCTCATGTTCAGAAACTACTTGCTTTATTTCTTCTATGCCATCTTCTAGCCCTGTAGACATACGTTTGTACCAGATGTGGGATTTCCCCTCTAGTTTTAGCACATTTCTGATAGAAGTAATCCTTGCAAGTAAATCTCTATGAGTTGTTTCCCAGTCTAGGTATAGAACATTGCCTTTTCTTACTTCTAACCCTTCAAAACTGTATCCTGCATCCACTAACACAGCACAAAGCTGTGCAAAGATAGACTTACCGGCACTCCCAACACCAAATATTAGTGTCGGGTTATCTCTTTCAATGATAGGGTAGATCATCCATTCTTGGTCTTCCATGTCCTCTACTTCACCGGTCAATAACATTTCTGGCGAACCAGTTCTGTAATCTTCTAGCACAGATTCACAAAGTTGTTCCATAATATCAGACCACTCGTTAAGTTCTATGCTTGGATCGGATTGGTGTAATGTTTTGGCAAACGTACTTCTGCTAGTAGGACTGGTCAGAGGTATCTGTCCACTTCTCAAGTGTCCTTCAGTAGTAACACGATTAGAAATAAACTTAACCTCTGCCTTGACAGACTTATCAGAACCAGTCCTAAAGTATCTAACCCTTGCTTCTATGTTGAGATCGGGCCATGTTAGTATGTAGTTTCCTGCACCTCGTATGCCTTGCAATGCAAAATTTGCTGTTCTATTAGGTTGTTGTTCTTCATTCATCAATTCGCTTGGGTCTAACATTTGCACCACTCCCTTTTGTTTTTTCTACTGGTTTTTCTATAGGCTTAAAGGGTAGCTGTTTCGGTTGAGGGGGAATGTAGATTTGTTTCTCTAGTTCCCCCAAGTTAGTCAGTCGTATTTCTTCTTCCTTTAATCTGTTTGTTCTTCGCCTCTCTCTTAGCATATCCCTTTGCAGTTCTTCTCCACTACAGGCAGGACACCAGATAGGTGCGTGTCTATAATCTAGTTCACACTGCATCAAGCACCTACCAATGAAGAATTTAGATTACTGTTACGATTCTTAGCTACTCGCAATGTCTTATATAAATCAAATGACTGTGCAAATAATCCTTCATTGAATTCTAGGTCAACAGGTACAATCTTAGAAGATGAACCATCCCTCATAAGGTACACTATATTAGCTTTGACTGGAGCATAGATACTTCCCATCTCACGCAGTGCTAGGAAATATCCTGCTAACTGTACATGGTCTTTGATAGGGCTACCATACTTCTCAAAGGAACCTCGTTCCTTAGTCTTCCAATCCCAGATAGTTATCTCTCCTGTGTCAGGGTTCATAGAGATACCATCGATAGTACCTCCAAACTCTGAGTATGGTGCATAGACAAAGAGTTCTCCCTTTAAGAATTTATTTTCAGGTAGGCTACCTACATCTCTGTACCATGTGTTGAACATTTTGTTATCTTCTGCTATGTCTGATCCATTGCTTTTAATAAATCTATCGATGCAGTCATGCAGTTCATTCCCAGACTCCATAGCTTTTTCAGATTCTATCCTTGCTTGGTAAGGTTCCCCACTTTCCTTAGCTAGTTTCATAGCCCATGCCATGCCAATACCAAAGGTGTCGCCTTCAAGGTGCTTAATGATTGATGTAGCACTAGGTACAGCATTGCCATAGTAAGGCTTAACCCAATCTCCATCTTCAGAATACTTAATCTTGTACTGGTGCTTACCATTTCTGCTGATAAACACAGGTTTAGTTTTACCTTTGCCATCTTTTATAATATGTTCTTGTATATCTTCCATTACTTATTCCTCTCTTTATATTCTGAGTTTTCTAACCCTTGTGCTTCCTCTTTAATATTTTCCAAAACCTCAACAAGCATTTGCTTGGAACTGTGATTTTCTCCACACTGACTACAGTCTATTGCTTCAGATAAATCTAGGCTATCCCCAATATTCAAAGTGATTAGTTGTAGTAAATCTTCAGCATCACATTGAATACTTTGTATTGCATCTGTTATTCCATTACTCATATAAATCCTCTCTTTATAATTCGATAGCACCAGTGTCGTCAGGCATATCGCTGTCTTCACTAGGTACTATCTCTTCTGTTTGGATATTTTCAAAGTCTTCAATATCTCTTCTCAAACCTCTGATTGATTCGGAGCCATAGATAATCAACTCAGCTTGTTGGTCAAGCCATTCTTTAGTAGGGGATTCTCCTTTATGTGTAGACATATACCCTATGATTAGCTGAGTAGCATTGCTGATAGCATTGCCCTTCTCTGCACCTTCACTACTACTAAGAGGTTTGCTTGTGTTGGTATTTCCAACTGTTATAGGTCGCATTAATTTAATATTGTTAAGATTATATTGCTTAACGCCATCGTATTCTTGTGCAAATCGCACAGTGCCTACCACGTTTAAACCCTCTATGTTTCTTAGATCGCCTAATTGTTTCTCTAGTTCATATAGGTATGTAGGTTTTTCTCCTGTTTCCCTGTTGAGCCAGATGGTAAACCTAATCTCTTCTCCATTGTCTTCTCTTGTTACAACAAAGCTACCCGGTCTGCTTGTGCTAGGACTCCAGTATTTTGTTACTTCTCCAATTATCATCTCTTGTTTTTGTAATGCCATTATAATTCTCCTTCTCTTTATATATACTTAACATGAATATTTTCTCTATCTACGTCTTTATTAGCTAATGCACCTCTGTCTTGAAGTAACTTTTGTCCTTCTTCAAGATCATCTTTGGTGTAATAGTTCCCTCTACCGATCTTATGCGACCTGAAAAAACCTTGCAATCTCCAGTAATTCAGTGTCTGTACCGAACAACCTAATATTGCTGATGCCTCTACAGGACTATAAAGTTTGTGTTCCTTATCGGTTCCACATGGTATAGTTACAGCCATATCTCTTTCCCCCTTTCCTTATTTATTATACAACTAGTTTTGACAAATGTAAACGCTATGAATAACAGTGGGTTGAATATGTAGCGTCTATTCTTTTTTCAAATTTTAAATAAATAAATAAAAACCAACCCACTGCTATACCAATTCCCATTCTTCAAACATCTCTCTATGTATTCCACAGCCCTTACAAAACTCAGTCTGTCTTTGGAAGTGGAACACTACCTGCTCGTTTAAACACGCTTTACATCTAATTAATGTTCCGTTAACTTGGTCTGCTTCAGTCCTTGAATCTATTTTATATTTGCTCTTGTCTACCAAGTATTGTAATTGAGTTTGTAATATTCCCATGTGTACTTCCATAACCTTGATGCGTTCCACTAAAAATTCAAATTGATCTTGTAATATTTTTTCACTGTTCATCTTTGTATACCTCTTCTAGCACTCGTGGTGCTATTTTAAATTCTATTTCTGTGACATTAGTCTTTTTATCATGACGATAAACGACATAATCATTACTTGGTGGTTTGTTGTTCTTAGTTTTTTGTTCACGTTCTTTATCTGAATCTAGTCTTGCCATATGTTGCCCCCTCGCTGTTTAAACGACTAGCTCCTACTGGGTAGCCACAACTAAGGCAACTCCCTATGGTTGTATCTAATTCACTGCCACAATGTCCACATTGTATTATTACATTCATAGCTACTCCTATTTTTTTAATAATTCGTTTAACTCTTCTATCTTTTTACAAACTATTACCATTTTTTTTGATATTTTTTTTAACTCTGAGATATTCATATCAAGTAATTTTCTCTCTAAACCTTTAAAGAAATTAATCGAGTTGTTACGTCTTTCCTCTGATATTTTTTCAATCAATGATTTTCTCTCTTGGTATTGTTGGTTTGTTTCCATGTGTCCATTCATGCCTGTTCCTCTCTTTTCTCATACTCTTCTTTAGAAATGATTTCCATTTGTGCATCGCAGTCATCACATAAATCAAAGTCTACACCATCAATCCTATCTCCTACGATTGGCAAGAAGTCTACTCGGTTAGCGTATACCCATGCCGGTTCCATAACATTACTCGATCCACATTCCTCACAAACATATATTGGTTCGTCATATTTATTACTCATACCTACTCCTCTTTCCAGTTTTCATATATGTCGCTGAAATATTCGGAAACAAGATTCCAGTCGGTGTAGTGTTCTATATCTTCAGCAAGGTCTGAAAAATCATCTTTGGATAATTTCCTTTTAGCTTCCTCGACACTTAAACCTAACTCTTGTATAGTGTCATTATAATCCCAAAAAGCTACAACAATATCATCGTCAGGACTATAATTGTCTTGTAGTCTTTTAATAACTTCATGTATTTTCATACCTACTCCTCTCTTTTAATTTAATTAATCTGATACATATCATCGTGCCAATGGTTATTAGCTACTTTATCTTTAGGCACGACATAAACATTTAATTGTGGTTCTTCAAGATAAAGACCTTGCTCATAAAAATAATTTATCACGATTCCGACTCCTGATTTATCATCAAGAAAATACTTCCAACCATCAAATTCATTGATGTTGCCAAGCAAGGTTTCCTCTATTAATTGAACAGATTTGTGTAATTCATTTTGTTCTGTTTCATCTTCCATGTTAGCCAACTCTTGATCTATCACGTCTAATACTTTGTCTAATGCTTCTTGTATTTTTTTCATGTTTATACCTCTAACATTCTAAATATTCAATAAATTTTTTAAAAACTATCTTATAATCTGAAGTACCATCGTGTTCAGATATTTTGAAGTGATAGGTATTCTTAGCGTTGGTTTTCTTTGTTATGACTACATTCCAATCTGTATCAGGGAACCATTTAAAGATAGCATCAATATTATTTAATTCAAACTTACCTTTAACTGTTTCGTTATTCCAACCATGATTTTTACTTGTTACTACATACGATTTCCCTATGTGTTGTCTAAATTCATGACGAAGTTCATATTTAAAATCTTCCCAAGCATATTCATCTAATATTGGGTTGCCTTCATCATCAAGTAGATAGTTAAAATTATCGTCAAGGATAAATTCCTCTCTATTAGTACCTTGTATTTGTAAAGTCATAATATATTCCTCTCTTTATTGCTCCTGTTATGTGACCAAGATAGGAGGGAGCAAACTCCTATCTCAGTCATGGTTACATCAGTAGTACAGCCTAAGCCATACCCTGTTTAAACGTCTTATGGTGTGTCTGGCATTGAGTCGATAACCTCAGTCAGTTTGCCTAAGATTGTTTGCCTGTTGCCTTTCCAACCAAACTCCTGTTTCACGATCGATAAAGCACTTCTGCTATTTCTTGTCATTCGCAATCCTATAGCTTCCATCTCTATACCTTTTTTCAATACTATTAATCTAAACTTTGGTATCTGATTACCTGTTAACTTTTCTGCTGACATATTTTCCTCCTTTTTTATTTGTGCATCGTGCATTTTTTGTGCCTTGTTTACACTTGTTAATAAAACTTTCATACCTCGTTCGAATAAATCTTTTTCTGTTTTCATTACATTTGCTCCCTTTATTAATTGTTTTAATTACTCCAACATTCGTTATAATGTTTACAACTTTCCATCTGCTCCGGCTGATCTTTGTGCCAATAATTTGTACCATACTTGCTCCTTTCTCTTTTAACTTATACTATACAATATAATTGATTGGATAATATTTGTCAAGTATTATGTAAAAATGTTTAAACGTTCTGCTACATTTCTCCTTGCTAGTTGTTTAAACGTGCTATTAATTTTCTTCTAAATATCCTTGACAAAACAAACAAAGTACTACTCCGTTTTTATCTTTTAGGCTTCTATATCCTGATGGTTCTAAGTCTGTATAAATTATAATAGTTGTTAACTCATTGCAATTATTACATGGTTCTAAGTGATAGCTATTCATGGTTCCCCCCTCGTTGTTTAAACGTTCTACAGTCCGAGTCTGTTTTTATATGCTCCAATTAAAGTTGAATAATTATCTTTGTCATATTCATCAAACTGCTGACCATCAATACTTATAATTTCATGAGGCGATACAGTAAAACTTCCTCCACCATAGCGTACCTTAACACCAAAAAAGTAAGTTGTTGTTATGTCGTTATCAAAATCATATTTTGATACTACATTAACATTCTGTAATTTTCTTGTTGCTTTTTCATTGCTAAAACGTGTTGGCGACTTGAAGACAACATCTTTTCCTATATAATTTTCTTTATTATTTATTAAATCTTCTCTATTAATCATTTTGTTTTCCTCTCTTTTATTAGTCGATTCCCGATTCCCTGATTCCCAAACCCAGTAGTGGGAATCGGGAATTGACTTGATTCTAGACTGTTTAAACGCCTTGTCTTATCCGTCTATTAATCCCTCATTTATTAAGTGTTGAGCCAT